GACTTTGGGCACGTCCTTATTGATGAACGGCTGAGGGTTCAGCGTGGAAGGTACGGCGATACCTTGCCGGCGCATTTCGGTGGTGTGCGCGCGAGTACCGCGCAGCTGAAACGTCCGGTATTTTTCCGTCCGCTTAACCTGAGCAACGGGCCGATTTTGCGGGCCGCTCTTGATGGTCCGCTGCAGACCAACTTCCAATACCAACCCGAGTGGCAGGCGGCAACCTACCGTAACTGTTTCTTCATTCGCCATGTTATCCTCCGAAAAATGCTGTAGTGCTGACTATTGCCAAACAACCGGGGCCGCATTCGCTGCACACAAACCAAGGGGTTTGCACAGCTCCGGCCGATGCGCCGGAAATTGCTGAACCGTCCGTCAGTGAAGCATAAACGGAGTTACCATAACTCGCCCCGCTCGGAAAGCGCAACCAGAAATTGCCCCCCGTCATGAGGGTGGCGACGATTCCCGCGCGCAGGCGCCAAGCGCGGGCAATGGTGTCCCATGTCTGCCACGTCCATTGCGCCTGGGGGCCGCCAAGGGACGAGGAGCCGCCTATGACACCACCGTTGGCGCCGTTGACTGACTGCAAGGGAATGACCACGCCGAGCGTATCCGCTGGCGTGGAGGGGGCGTTTAAGACAAGCCCGGTGTCAGGGTTGCCCCAACCGAAACGACCCTGCAACAGACCACCCGACCCGGCGCGCCACGCCGTGGGGCCAGCAAGCGCGGAAGAAAACGGCGCGAGTACTTCGAGGTTACGACCGAGCACCCGCGAAGCGAAGGCTCCCTCGTACAGGGCGCCCCCGCCGTAGCGGGTGCTGAGCACATTACGCTCCGTACATCTGAGCCACGAACACCGGGCGGTAGAAGATCACGCCCCAAGTGCCCTGGCTCTTCTTCTGCTCCCACGAGGAGGTCTTCACCACCATCGCGTGCGCGCGCATCTTCTCGGTGAAGGCTGCCTCGCACGTGCGCTGCCCTTCGACGTTGTCGGCAATGAGTTGCACCAGCTCGGTACCGCCCGCGCCGCCGCCGCCATTCAGAGCAAACTCTGGGATGGTGACGATCTTCAGGTTGGGGAAATTCTTCTTGATCTGGTCGTAAACGTTGACGTTGAACTGGTTCGTGTTGTTGAAGTTCGTCACGTTGCCGGGGCTGATGCCCATGGTATACGCGGTTTCGGCGTCCACAAGGCCGTTGCCCTGCGCAATCATCTGCTGCACGAGGCGCAGCACGTCCGCGTAGATCACATCCGCATCGGCGCCGAACCAGCTGGAGGTCGGGGCGATGGGGGCCGGCAGCGACGGATCGTTCGTGCCGCCGTAGTTCTGCAAGCCGGCGATACCGAACAAATACGCCTGATTCTGGTACTTGTTCAGCGCCAGGACCGAGCCGAGATTCACCTGATTCGCCCAATCGATCTTCGCTTCCGCCGCGCGCGCAAGCTCGCGCTCGCCCCAACGAGTGTTGGTCTGATAGTGGTACGACTGGCGCTGCGGGAAGACCACGTTCGCGTTGGACATTCCGTCCTGGCTGAAATCGCCGTAGCTGACGACTTCACCGGTGCGCTCCGCCACAAGGAACATTGCGGTATCGGTGACCCAAGTACCTTTCTTGGTCTCACCGTACAGTTCGGCGGCCTTTGTGGGGCGCACCAGGATTTCAATAATCTTCGGATCCACGTATGTCGTGAACAGCGACGGGATACCCGCGTTCGCCTGAGTCACCAGCGCGGGCTGCGCGTCATAGGCCCGCTCGGTCGGGTCCATGAGCATAAGTCCCTGCAACTCACGTCCGTGAGACTGCATGAAATGAATGCCATAGCGCCGGCCAAGGTCCGCGGAGTCAAGTGCAAGTCGCAACATTGTGGTTTCTCAGTCTCGTGATGGGTGGCGCAGATTAGCGGGAGCTGATCTTGCCCAGTTCGTTGGCCAGCGGGCTGTAAACACCGCGAACCTTGAACGGGGTGGCCTGAGCCGTGCCGGCCACGGTGATGGTGATCGGAGCGGCGGCAGCGCCGAAAATCTGGGGCTCCGGGCTGATGGTGTACAGCCCGGTACCACCAGCGCTGTCCGCCGTGGTGACAGGGACACCGGCCTGGGTGATCGTGGCCGCCGCAGACAGCGTATAGGTGCCCACGCCGCCAGGAGTGCCGCTGACCTGAGTGCTGATCGTGGTGTTCGCCGGGATGCCCAAGCCAACCACAGTCGCGCCCTTGCGCAACAGATCGGTTCCGGGAGCGACCGAGGTCACCACGAGGGCCGTGCTCGAGGCGAGGGTGGCGACGCCCGAGAACGGCGTGGCCTGCCCGACGATCGAGGTACCGGCCGCAACGTTCGTGCCGGTGAACACATCCCCCTGGTTGAACGAACCGTTTGCAACCGCAGTCACGAGCGCGAAATTCGACGTGGTGGTGACGGTGTCGCCGACCGCGCTGGCGGTGGCGGCGGCCGACATCTGGTAGGTGCCCACACCCCCGGCGATACCGGTGAGCTGCGCAACGATGGTGGTTCCGGTCGGGATGTTGGCACCCGTGGTCGAATCCGCGACCACGTCGCCCACACTGATGACGCCGTGCGTCGCAGCCGTCACGTTCAACGTGGTGGTGCTGTTCAGCGTCGCGGTGCCGCTGAAGCCAGCGGTTGCGGTGCCAGTGCCCAGCGTGGGGGCCGAGGCGCCCGACAGCGGCGCGCCGTCGTTCGGATCGGCGTACACGTTCTGGCCCACCGTCGCGCCAGCCGCGAACTTGGCCCAGAAATCACCCTCATTGAACAGGACAACCGGGAAGCCGGGCGGCACAACAAGCGTCTGTTCGCCCAGGAATTGAGTGATGAGTGCCTGTTCGTTGCGGCCCAGGAAACCAATCTGGTAGCCGGCGACAAACGACTGCGACACCTGCCCCTGCGGGCCGACCCACGCGAAGTTTCCGACGATCAGGCCGGTAGCCGGCGCAACCAGCTCACCCGGACCCGCCAACACGTTTGAAAACGGGTTGGTGCTGGCGAAATCGCCCTGAACCGCCGGGGCCTGGGTGTTGTTGACTTGCTTCTGGAACGACATGTGTGGTTTTCCTGTGGCGCCGGCCGATTAACGCAGCCGGCCGTAGCCGGGGATGACTTTGGACAGTTCCGATACGCTGGCGCCGTCCATGGCGCTGGAGGGCGTCGCAGCCGCCGCGCGGTCCTTCGCCAGTTTCAGCATCACGGGGAATGCGCTCTTGTCGATGCCGGCGGTATCAACACCGAGCTGCTTAAGCGCCGCTTCGTACGTAGCACCCGCACTATCGAACGTGGTTTTGCCCAGGATCGACTCGACTTCAGCGCGCGCCGTGTGGAGTGCATCGCGCGCGGCAACAGCCGCCGAGATACGCCGATCCACCTCAGCCGAATCAACCGCAGTCTTGCCGCCCGCGCGATTGCCGCCAGGGGTGGAAGGGTCCGACCCCTCCAGGTAATTCTCGTCGTTGGTGTGCTCCGGATCGTCATCACGATCCTTGGCGCTCCGTGCGTCGCGGGCGCCCTTGCGCGAATCGCGCGCACCCTTGCGGGCGTCACGGGCCGACTTACGATCCTTCGCTTCCTTGTCGGACTTGCCCTCGTCGGCCTTTTCCTCGGCCGCGTCCATCGCTTCCTCGCGCTCATCGCATGCGCGCTCGCGCTCGTCCATGTCGGCGTCCTGTGCCTTGGGCTGATCGCGCTCTTCGGGGGAATCCTTCGCTCGCTTGTCGGCGGCCAGGATGGCGGCCTGAAGATCTTCGGGCTTTTTGTCCGCAGCCAGGAACGGCGCGGCAATCGCGATCACTTTGGCAAGCTTCACGGCGTGGAATTCCTATAGAGGTTTACATAACGCACAGTCGTGAGTATTCCACGCGGACTTAGGATATGTCAAATTTCGGTATTGACCGTACCGTCAGTTTGTGCTACAGCGGCGAGTGAGTCGTTCACCATGACATCTGGCCCGGTGCGCCCGGTATCCACGATGGCCACGTGGTTAAAGATGATCGGCGCCGCCATGCGCCCGTCGTATCGCTCGCCTTCAATGGCGCCCGACTGCATCACTGGGGTGTAACGGTACCCTGGCGACAGCTCTTGCTGACGCTCTGACTCGATCGCTTCGATGCCGGCTTGATCCCACACGGTGAGATCCGCAACAAGATACGGCGGCATCCAACGTACGTTGGACACGCATCCGATGATCGTTTCCTTCTGCGGGCTCGCAGCAGTACTCGCAACGTGGCGCATCATCAGCGGTACGCGTTCCGCCGTGGGTGCGGCGGCGGCGAGCGCGGCAGCGTCGCGGTAGAGGTAATACACGCGATCCGGCTCGAGCCCGAGCTTTTCCGCGTCCGGTATTTCGTGGCCCAGATACGGGCAGATGTTCGCCTTCGAAATCCGGCAATCCTTCACGTGGAGACGCCCGTCTACGTCCTTCGTGCGCATCGTGCCGCCGCGGTCGAATGCAAGACGCGGACTCGTCGCAGCTTGCGCGGGGTCCGCGGCATCCTGCGCGTGTGCATCGGCACACTCAACATCCATGCCGGCGAGCGCCTTGAGCTGATGCTCAGCTTCCTTTTTCCCTGCTTCAATAGCTTCCTCTAACTCAACCTCAGGCTCCGCGTCCTTCGCCTCACGTTCCTTGCTGTACGCGATCGCCGCGGCTTGCTTTTGAGGTTTGCCAGCCGCGACTTCAACCTCAACGTTATGGCTGAACGCTTCCTTTGATTTGCCAGTTTGGAGCGGCATTACTCTTTCTCCTCGGAGGTCTGCACCTCCATCTGGCGCGCGTGGGCCGCTTCGGCCGACTCTTCACTGCGATTGTGCGCGTTGGTGGCGCTCGCTTCGCCCAGCCCAAACTCAGTCATCTCAGGTGGCTCAGGTGCATCGCCCTGCAAATTGTCATACCCGCTCTTGGGGTCATTCTTCAGCTTATCCCGCACCTCATCCGCAGCGATCACACTGTTGTCGAGATACACCGCGTCACGATCCGCGTCCGCCTTGCGCAACTCTGACTCTTCCTTCGGTGTGGGTTCGTACAGATTCTGCCACTCTTCGGTGATATCCGGGTCGATCTCGCCGTAGAGATCCATTTGCACCAACTCATGCACGCGGCGGAAATGGGCGGCGAAACCCAACTCGATCATTCCCTTCACGTACTTGTTGCGGGCCTGGAACTCACCTTCAGAGGACGAATTCAACCCCGTGGGGGTGATGCCGAAAAACTCAATCAATGGCATGCGCGACGGCGTGGCCATGTGCTCCTGGGCCTGAGCCTGAAGCTTATCCAACGAGCCGAGCGGCACGTTTTGCGTGCTCAACTCTTCCGTGTCTTTGTTGATCACCATCGCGCCACGGTTGTCGCGCGTGTGTGTAAATGCCTGCATGCGCGCCGGCAGGCCCGAAGGATCATTCGCGCCGGCTTGCAACATCTGCTGCATGTCTGTCGCCAATGTAACAATCGAGAAGATGTTGATCAGGTCATTGACGTTCTTAGCGGTACGCAGCCAACGGTTTACGTAGGGCATCATCAATTGGGTGATGCTGATACCTGAGAAGTCGTACGCGGGTTTCAGGAGATCGGGTACTTCGCGGAATATGAACGTCAACAGACGCGAGCTGTGCGTTTTCCGCCCCAGCACAAACCACGATTGCGGTTTGTAGAAGTCAGGCCGCTCGGGGTGCGTGGAATTCCACGAATAGGGGGTGAGCCAGTAGGGCTCAATGCAGGAAAAGCCAACAAGCGACCCCTTCTCGATCTTTTTTAACGGCACCTGCCGCGTGCGATCGTCGTCCTGCCCTTTCACCGACACGTAGATGTGCGCGCGTCCAAACTGTTCGGTTTTCAACGCCGCTTCGCGGAACAGATCGCGCACCTTAAGCGATTCGAGCCGGTCAGTGATGTCTTTGATTTTCTCGCCGAGATCTTTCTTTTTATCCTTGGATACCAACTTCACCCACGCGCGTGTCATCTCCGTGGAAAGTGCTTCCGCGGGCGTGCGGTATTCGGTAATCTGCGCCAGCTCGGCGAGGTACGGGAATCCAAGGAACGCTAACCCCGGCCCGAGCGCGCCGTTGCCGGTAAAGCCCCACGCGGCCGGAGGCGCGTTGTCCTGCGCAAGCGGTTCCTCATAGCCGCTGTCCATCGCCAGGACGACTTGCGAGCGCGCGGGCAGTGTCTCCGGGCGCACCCCAGGCAACACGGCGGGGAGCTTATAGGACGAGCGGGGGGCCTCCTCTTCGCGCGGTGGCCGCTCGGCTTCGGCCAGCAGCGTTTTTATGCGGCCCCATTGGATTGAGCCATCGGGGGCCACCGGCTCAGAATCGCCAGCAGAGGCCGGCGCGCG